ATGTGAGGCGAGTCGCATGCGGGGTAACGACTCCTGTCGGTGAACGCTGCAACGCGATGCCGGCGGATCTGCCGGCGCCTGGGTCGGAGGTGTGGAAGGTGCGGTCGCCGGGTCCGAGGATCGTCTACACGGTGGTCAACGGCAGGCGTGGACCGGTCACGAGCCCGGCGCAGTACGTGGCGGTTGGCACGGTGTGTGACCAGACGGTGAGGATCGACGAGCGGCTTGGTTCTATCGTCATCACGTACATGGGCGTGCCGGGCGGCGTAGCGGTGTGCGGTAAGCAGTGACGCAATGATCATGGCGATCACTGCGTCTCAGCAGTTCTCGGTCCTTGGCGTCGAAGAGGCTCTGGACCGTTTCATCAACGCAAGCGAGCTCAGGCTCTTGGGAGCAATCATGGCAGCGAAAGAAGATATCCTGCGGGAAGTCGCTGAGACCGAAGCGAAAGTCACGGAGATGGCTGGCAAGGTCGACGCGGCCGTGCAGTTGATCGCCGATCTGAAGGCGGCTTTGGACGAAGCCGCGGCCAACAACACCGGACTCACTGCGGCCGAAGTCCAGGACATGGCGGCCCGGCTGGACGCGGCGCAGACGGCGATGAGTTCGCAGGAGCAGAAGCTCGACGATGCTGTGGCGCCGGCAGCGCCGGTGCCGTAGGTTTCCTCCTCCACCCATGTCCTACGTCGATGTCGCGATCGAGGCCGTACGCAAGGCTGCGCGCGAGCGGCAGGCCGCGGAGGTTGGCGATGGTTTGGAGCATCCCGAAGGCACGCTCCCCGAGGCCCTGGAAAAAAAGCGCCAGGAGTTCGGATTGACACAGGCTGCCTTCTCCGCGCTTATCGGCACGAACCCCAAGCACTACCATGATATCGTCGGCGGCCGACGCAACCTCACGCTGGCGCAGGCTCGCCGTGCGCACAAGCTCGGCATCGACGCCGAGACGATCCTAGGATGACTGAGGACATCGCTCGCCTCTTCCAGCACCGCGCTGGCAGGTTCGCTATGTTCAAGACCGTGCCGCCGCAGGTGGCGGAGAATCTCAGCAGAGCCGTTCAGAGCGTGAAGATGATCGACCGTGGTGATCATTACGAGATCTTGGGCTGGTGCAAGGCCTTCGATCCGGTCGAGCCAGGCGCGCCGCTGCCGGCGTATCGCTGCACTTTCGATCCGCAGACGTTTGAGTTATTCTGGGAAAAGGAAGCGGTAGACCGCGCGGGAGACGATGATGGACTACGGCAAGAAGATCCCGTCAGGGAGCAAACCTGATCCTCTGCGCGTGCGAGCGCTGGGCACCGGCGAGGGTCCAGGATCCGGCGGGATGGACGTTCGTCACGTGATGAGCAGAGGTTTCGCCAGGATGCAACGCGTATGCAGAACGATGCCGGAACGCCAAGCCAACGCAGCCCAAGGCTCGGCCGCGGCCCAAGTCGCGTTCTGCAAGAAGTCCTGACGCAGAACAACCCCAACGCGCTCCGCGTTGATTCGCCGGCCGGCAAGATGACGCCGGGGGAACTGGCGAAGTATCTCCGTCACAACTTTGAGTTCGACCCGCTCGGGTTCGTCGAATTCGCCTATCCATGGGGCGAGGCCGGCACAGCGCTCGCTGGGCATAGCGGGCCGGACCGTTGGCAGAAGCAATACCTGAAGGACCTAGGGCGAGACCTCGAGGCCGGCGGCGACAATGGAGCCGTGATCCTGCAGGCCTGCAAGGCGGCGCACGGCGTCGGCAAGTCCGCTCTCATCGGCTGGATCTGCGGCTGGGGGATATCGACGCACCCATACCCGCGCGGCACCGTGAGCGCGATGACTGAGCCGCAGCTGCGCACGAAGACCTGGGCCGAGGTCGCGAAGTGGCACTCGATGTGCGTCGCCGCGCCGGCGTTCAGGCTGTCAGGGCGGGAACTCACGCTGGCCACCCGGGATCAGGCCATGCTGCGGACGTGGCGCTTCGATGCCGTGGCGTGGAACAAATCCGACTCATCGGCGTTCGCCGGCCTGCACAACCAAGGTCGCCGCGTCATCATCATCTACGACGAGTGCGCGGAGATCGTCGACCCGATCTGGGAGGTCTCCGAGGGCGCGCTGACGGACGACAAGACGCAGATCATGTGGCTCGTGTTCGGCCAGCCCCTGCGCACCAACGGGCACTTCTACCGGTGTTTCCAGCCGAAGAGCCGCTGGCGGACGTACACCGTGAGCGGCATCGAGTCACGATTCACGAACAAGGGCCTAATCGAGCAGTGGCGCAAGGAGTACGGCGAGGACAGCGATTTCTACCGCGTGCGGGCATTGGGCCAGTTCCCGCGGTTCGGCCTCAACAACTTTATCTCTCCCGAGGTCGTCGCTAACGCGCAGAACCGCCTGCACCACCCCAACGCGATCGAGCGCTACCCGAAGATCATGGGGCTGGACCCGGCGGCATTCGGCGACAATTTCTCGGTCCTGACGATCCGGCAGGGTCCGGCGGTCATCTTCCAGAAGGCGTGGTCCGGGCTGGACGGTCCGGACCTAGCGTCCCGCGTGGTCGACGAATGGCACCGGCACCGCGATGTAGTTGAATGCTGCGTCGATCGCATCGGCATCGGCCAGTCGGTGTGCGACGCGCTTGCCCGCGTGCCAGGGTTCCCGCTGACGCCCGTCAACGTGTCCCTGCCGGCATCCGAGGACCAGACCTACCACAACCTGCGCGCGCAACTGTGGGGGAAGATGCGGAAGTGGTTGGAAGATCAAGGCTCGATCCCGCAGGCCGACGACGACCTGGCCGCCCAGCTCTGCAGCCTGGACTACGGCTTCGACGGCAAGAGCCGGTACCAGATGGAGAGCAAGCGGGACATGAAGGATCAGGGCAAGAAGAGTCCGGATAAAGCGGATTCCCTTGCGTTGACATTCGTTCCTGATAGCATCCTGCGCGTGCCGGCCCGCATGGCGCATGCGCGCCCGGTCGAGCGACGTACGCGCGTGTTCTGAGGAGACCCTGAGGAGGCCAATGGACAACCAGCATCGCCAGATCAAGGGCTATCGCGACCTGTCGCAGGCCGAGATCGATGTCATGAATGAGGTCAAGACCAAGGCCGCCGAGGTTGGTGCTCTGGTCGAGAAGCTGCGCGGTATGGTCGGAATCCCGGGCAGCGCCGCTGCGATCGACCAACGCTGGATCTCGATTGGCGCCACGCACTTGCAACAGGGTTTCATGGCGCTCACCCGCGGCGTTACCAGGCCCGATTTTTTCTGAGGATCTCCCATGATACGTCTCCTGCTCACGTCTATCATCGCAGCCCTGGTCGCACTTCTGGCCGCCCTCCCCGCATCGGCCGGCGATCGCAATCGCGACCAGCGAAAAGACAAACCAAAGTCGCCGCCCGAGACGACGGCACCTGCCACGAGCGACGGCCGCGACCACGACCTGCGCGCCATTGTCGGCTTGGCCATCGTCGCCGGCATCGCCTACGTGATCTACGAAAACAACCGCGAGACGGTGACGCTGAAGAAGTCGGACATCGCCGACGCGCCGATGCTTGTTTACGAGCGGAGATTCTGATGAGCAAGACGGAAAAGACGCAGAACCGTTACAAGGTGCCTCAACGACAGTGGCGCAAGTGGAGCGAGCAGGAGCGCTTCGTGTTCAACGAGATCTACGGGTCGACCGTGAAGAACCAGGCGATTCTCGGTCATCCCCAGATGGATGCGATCTCGCCAGCGTTTTGGAAGACGCTGTGCTGGAACTTCGCGTGGCTTGCCTCCGACGCGGCCAAGGACTTCCGCAAGCGCGAACCCGTGCTGCCGGGCGGCATGACTGTCCAAGATATCACACGTACCGGGCGAGTTACGCGCGAGCAGAAGATCCGTGCGCCTGCCATGCATTGATGCGATCTAAGCCCGACCGATGGCGCACCTTCAAGCGATCGAGACCAAGCCGCGCCTCGGCGATGCGCTCGGCGTCATCGACAAACTGCGCGCCGATGTCGAATCGGGCCGCATCATCGCCTTCGCTGCTGTCGGTATCACGCCAGACGATGATTCCCTGGCGTATTCGTCGTCGACGCGTCGACTCACGCGGCTGCGCCTGCAGGGCGGCATCGCCCACCTGCTGCACTGCTGCTGCGCCGGCGAGTTGGACGCGGACAGCGAGACCTGAGTCATGATCCAAAATCAGGCGCTCATCACTGGCTCGCGCGCCGCCGGGATGTCCTCGCGCGATTCCACGGTTCACCAGCAGTCGCGTCCCAATCCTTTGATTGGCTACCGCAGCAACCGGCAGATCGATGAGGACAGGAAGAAAGAGGCCGAGGAGAAGGAGAAGAAGCCGGAACTCGACTACGCCGAATACGGCCCGCTCGCCGCCCACATCCGCAAGGCGTGGGAGCGCAACAAGATGACGAAGCTCAGGGTCCAGGAGCGCCTGCTCGCCAACCTGCGCGCGCGCCGCAACGAGTATTCGTCAACCGAAATCTCCAAGATGCAGGCGGCCGGCGGCATGAACTTTGTCTGGGTCGACCTGACGGAGACGAAGTGCCGCGCCGGATCGGCGTGGATCCGGGAAGTGCTCATGCCGGTCGGCGAGCGGCCGTTCATGGTCGAGCCGACACCGTTGCCGGACATCCCGCCGGAACTCAAGCAAACGATCCTCGCTAAGGCTCTGAACGAGGCGAAGGCCGTCATGGCGAACATGATGCAGGCCGGCGGCGGCGTCATGGATCGCGCGCAGTTTTCGCAGGTTGCAGACGAGGCGAACGAGAACCTGCGCGACGAGGTTCACGACCAGTACATCAAGCGCGCGCGCAAGTACGCCGAACGCATGGAGCAGAAGATCGCTGACGACATGGCCGAGGGCGGCTGGGAAGTGGCGATGGACGGCTTCATCGAGGATTTCGTCACGCATCCGGCGGCGGTTCTCAAGGGGCCATTCATGGCCCGCAAGAAGAAACTCGCTTGGGCGCCAGGCTGGAAACCGATCGTCATCAACGAGCCGGTGCGCCAGTGGAAATGGATCGACGTGTTCGACGTCTACCCCGACCAATCCTCGATCGACTGCCAGCGCGGCAACTTCATATATCGGGAAAGATTCACGCGGCAGGATCTCTACGACCTCATCGGAGTTGAGACATACAAGGAAGACCAGATCCGCCAAGTCCTGGACCTGTACTCCGAGGGTCGCCTCGAATCCTGGATGTGGTCGGAGTCGGAGCGCCGCGAGCTGCAAAACCAGACGCTCTTCAACTTCCTGTCGCCGCAGGGGATCATCGACGGGCTCTGTTTCTACGGATCGGTGCCGGGCTGGATGCTGCTCGACTGGGGGCTCAAGGTCGAGGAGGTGGACGATCCACTGAAGGACTACGACATCGAGGCCATCCTGATCGGCCAGTTCGTCGTCCAGTGCTCAGTCAATCGCGACCCGCTCGGTCGCCGTCCGTTCTGGAAGGCGAGCTACGACGCCGTGCCTGGGTCGTTCTGGGGCAACAGCATCCCGGACCTGGCTCGCACGTGCCAGAAGATGTGCAACGCCGCGGCGTCCGCGCTTGCGGACAACATGGGCTGGTGCTCCGGACCGATGGTCTGGGTGCATTCGGATCGGCTCGCCGACGGCGAGTCCACGATCACGCTGTTCCCGGGGAAGGTGTTCCAGCTCAAGAGCGATGCATCGCAGGGGGTGAATCCTGGCGTCGGCTTTTTCCAGCCCGATGCGAACGCGAAACAGCTCTCGGAGCAGATTTCCTTCTGGGACCTGCGCGCCGATGACGCGACGGGGATTCCGCGGTACACCTACGGCAATGAACGAGTCGGCGGCGCGGCCAACACGTACTCCGGGCTGGCCATGCTGATGAACAACGCGGCGAAGGGCTTGCGCCGCGCGATCAGCAATGTCGACATTCACGTCATTCAGCAGACGGTGTACTCAGACTTTCTGCTCGAGATGATCCACGGCAAGGACGATTCGGTGAAGTGCGACGCCACCATCAGCCCGCGTGGCGCCGCAGCGATCCTGGTGAAGGAAGCGGCGAACCAGGCGCGCATGACGTTCCTGAATATCGTGTCCAGCAATCCGGCGCTGATGCAGCTGGTCGGTCAGGAGCGCGTCGCCTATATCCTGCGCGAGGTCGCGAAGTCGCTCGATATCAGCCCGACCGACGCGGTGCCGAGTGAGCAGGAGGTGCGGGCCCAGATGCAGCAGATGCAGGCCCAGCAGCAGGCGATGATGGAGGCCGAGCAGCAAGCGCGCGCTAAGGAAATAGAGATCAAGGAAGCTGAGACCGCCGGCAAGCTCGATCTCGAAAGAGCAAAGATAGAGCTGGAGCGCTCAGAGAACTCCGCCGATCGAGCCGATCGAGCCGTTCAAGCATTGGCAAGGGACTCCAACAACGAACAGCAGCGCAAGCCGCGGGCGCTGCGCCACACCTACAATGCGGACGGGGACATCGTGTCTTCCGAGGTGGTTGACTAGGTAGGTTGATTGGTAAGGCTTACTCGCAAGGAGAAGAGAGATGCCTAGCTTCAAATTTTTCGACAAAACTTTGGGTCGGATCGGCGATGGATCGATCGACTTGGACACGAACCAGATCTGGGCGTACCTGAGCAACACGACGCCGAACAAGGCTCTCGACAACTACCGCTCCGATTTGGCCGACATCGGCACGCAGAATGGCTATACCAACGGCGGCCAACAGATGACGGGCGTCACGTGGACCGAGGAGGCGGGTAGCCCCCAAGGCGTCTGGGTACTCGATTGCGCGAACTTCTCGTGGACAGCCTCCGGCGGCAACATCGGCCCAGCACGGTACCTGGTCTTCTATGCCAAGGGGGCTGGATCACCAAACGAGTATCTCCTCGGGTTTGTGGACAACGGAGCCGAGTTCACGATCACCGATACCAACTCGCTGAACGTGACGGTCGCGAACGGCCTGTTCGAGAACAAAGCGACTACGTAGTAGTCGGCGACTCGCCGCTAAGATCATGGGTGGCCTGCGCATCACGATTGGCGCACCGTTGCCAGGCCTCAGGGGACTGGACTTCCCCGGTGTGTCTGCGTCTAACGACGGCGCAGACACGATCAAGTTCGGATGGAAACCGAGTTGGAACAGCGCTGTCGGGCCGATTTCCCCATACCCAGCGACGGTGATGTACAAGGGTTTCCCTAGAGACTATGGCGCAAGTAACTCTAAGTACTGGACCGCATTTTTCTACGGCAACAACGGAACTTTCACTTGGTCGAGCGGCGCCGGCAAATGCTATTACGGCGCGCACCCGTTTCCTGATGCGCCTGAAGGCACGGACACATGGTGGGAGATAGCCTGCGATGGGGCTGACGACACGAACGGTTTCACCACGGACGTTGTCTACGCACAGTGGAACTCGTGCGTTTTTCGTTGCCAACAAAACGGCGCGAACTGGGAGCACCAGTTCTACTACGACTATGCGCGCGCAGGTCTAACAACGGCGATCGAGTTTACGTCGACAGATGCTGGCTATGGCTCGACGCTGCCGCCTAATCCATCGTTCTTTTGGGGCGATTGTCCGTGGCCGTTCAACGCGGGTCCCCCGAAGACCGGGGAGGGTCATGAGATCTGGAACGGGTACCTGCGAGGATTCCAGATCTATAACTATCGCCTAAGCGACTCACAGATTGCCGCAGTAGCCAACTTAGAGACGGATGCGGCTGTGCTGTCGGCATGTTCTGCCAACGGCATGGCGGTGCCTTGGTACCTGAATATGAATCCGACGCCTAGTGACATCGCAGACAAGAGCGGCAACGGCAACCATCCGGCTTGGTACAACACAAACCGTCCGACTCTCTGGGCAGGATAGGTAGGGCCGAAAATGGCTCTAAGTAACGCCATCAAGCGACGCATCGCTCAGCGCATCGATACCCTGCTCGGCGGTGACGGCACACGTACGGACTTCAGCGGGGCGGTTGCTGATGCCGTCTCAGCGATGCAGGCGGCCGGGTGGCAAGTCGTCGACGGCAGAATTGCTCGCCGTTTCGCCCATACCGTAACCCGCGACGCCGCGCATCAAGCATATGTCGAGCGTCTTGGTCAGGTGCAACCTGGCCAGAACACGTATGAGCAAGTAGTTGCGCAGGCGTTTGAAGCGCGAATCGGCGATCAATTTCGTGAGGTAGACGGCGGCGCGGTATCGACCATCAGCACGGTGGAAGAAGCCCGCGCCGTGGCGTTGCTCTCGGCTCTACGAAAGCGGCCCATACCATCGACTTGGCTGCGGTGGCTGTAGATGGCCTTCGGCGACATTATTCAGACCGCCGAAGGCGCGAATAGCGGCGCTTCGCTCTCGGTATCGTTTGGCTCAACGCCTGTATCTGGCAACCTGCTCATCGCCGTCCACATGACGGGCGCTGACGCGAGCAATCAAGTCGCGAGCGGCGGCAACAACTGGGCATCGGCGGTCCACTGGCAAAACGCGACAGAGGCGGACGCTGCCCGCGCGTGGTCGCGGATTGCCGGCGCGTCGGAAGCAACATCAGTCACGGCCACGCCGTCAGCGAATGACGAAAACGGTCTAGTCATGTTAGAGGTCGAGGGGCCGTGGGAAACGGCGCCCGTCGACCAGACGACCAACAACGGTCGCGACGCCAGCGGCACGACGTACGTTTGCGGCCCGACTGGAACGCTCTCACAAGCCGATGAGTTTGCTATCGGCGCCGTCTACACCAGAGCCACGGACAACGCCAGCGTGGCGAATACGAGTTGGTCTGACTCGTTCCTTGAGAGCGATGCTCTAAGCATCGCATCCTCTAATAAGTCCATCAGCGTAGCGACGAAACTGCTTGCGTCGACCACGCCCGTTGATACGACGTTTACTTTTATTAGTTCCACGGTCAGTCAAGGCGGGATCGTCACTTTCAAGAAGCAAGCGGCTGGCATTGCCATCGATGTCGAACGTGGCCGCGCATTGGCAACAGGTCGGTCCGTCCTGCTCGCCGCTGAGCTGGCGGTGGATCGCGGCGCGGCGGCAGCGGCCGGCCGCGAGGTGGATCTTCTCGTCACGACATCGCTCGAGATTGAACGTGGCCGCGCCGTGGCCACTGGCCGGACGGTCGATCTCGTCGTTGACCAGGACTTGGCGCTTGACATCGAGCGCGGGCTGGCGGCTGCAACCGGCAGGACGGTTCTCCTGGAGGCCGACCTAGCTGTGAATCGTGGCGCAGCGGCGGCGGTTGGGCGAGAGGTCGATTTTCTCATCGAGACATCGGTCGAGCGCGGCCATGCTGAGGCTGCTGGACGCGCTGTTCTACTGTCGATCGAGCAGGGAATCACCCGGGGCGCGGCGCGAGCGTCCGGCAGGGAAGTCGAAGTCTCGCTGACGTTCCAGGTAGATCGTGGTCGCGCGTTCGCCACCGGCAGACAGATCGAGCTAACGGTCCCAACAGATGTTGATATCGCCGTCGAGCGCGGCCAGGCATTGGCGCGCGGCCGGCAGATCAGCCAGCAGATCAATCTCGCACTCGATCGCGGCCACGCCGAAGCAGCCGGCCGCAGCGTTGCGTTCATCGCAGAGGTCGAAGTCGAGCGTGGCCGCGCAACTGCCAGCGGTCGAACCGTTGATCTGGTGATCGACCAGGATGTACTGCTCGATGTTGAGCGTGGCCGAGCAACGGCGCGCGGTCGGGAAATCAGCCAGGCGATCAGCATCGTGCTTGAGGCCGGACGCGCCGAAGCCGCTGGGCGCACCGTACTGCTGGCGACCGACGTTGCGCTTGACCGCGGCCGAGCCGAAGCAGGCGGCCGAACAGTCGGCCTGGTCCTTGATCAGGATGTGACGCTTGACGTTGATCGCGGTCGCGCGGTCGCAGCCGGGCGCTCAGTGCTGCTCGCGGCCGAGCTGGCGGTGGATCGCGGCGCGGCGGCAGCGGCCGGCCGCGAGGTAGATCTTCTCGTCACGACATCGTTCGCGATTGAACGTGGCCGCGCCGCGGCCAGTGGCCGTGAGGTAGACATCACCGTCGGCGCCGACATCGATCTCCAGGTGGACCGCGGCATCCTGGACGCCACCGGTCGCGCACTCCGGTTCGAGACCGACATCATCGTTCAGCGCGGTGCGGGACGAGCGGCCGGTCGAGATATCGCACTTGACGTTGTGGGCGGGTTCTCTATCGACGTTGTGCGGTCGAAGGTTTTGGCTGCTGGGCGGGAGCTAGTGCTCGAGATCACGGTCCCGGCCGCCCCTCCAATCCCGGCGGTGGACGCGACGGAGATCGGACCGCGACGCAAGGGCAGGCTCTATCCGAACATCAGGTTCAAAAAACGCCTGGACGAGGACATGGAGCCCGAAGAACTCGTTCCGTCCAGCACGGCAGGAGTCGTCGAGCCGCCTAGCGTGGATCGTTCGGCTACGGGCCTCGTTCGTCCGGGTGCCGGATTGAAGGGGCGCGCTGCCCAGGCCACGCGCACGTCGCCTCCGCCTCCGCCTCCGCCTCCAGTCCCGCCAGCGCCATCCGGTGCTTCGATCGTAAATCGTGCGCGGCCGGCGCCGCCGCCGGTGCATGAGGACCTTTCATTCGACATCGAGCGCGGCGTTGCGCATCTTCCTTCTGCTGAAGAGGTCTTCCGCGCTCCCGCGCCATCTTCTACGGATTTGCTTCTGGCGGAGATTCACGCGCTGACTGCGGAGATTCACGCGCTGACATCCGATGGGCACGCGCAGCGCGCGGCGGAGGAAAAGGAGCGGCGTCGTGCAGAGCGCAACCGTGCGGCGATCGATCTCGCTATCAAGACGTTGCTTGGCAAGTAAGTTCGCGCTAACCTCGCGCTCGCGAGGTCATCATGTTCCGGCACACCACAGAACACCTGCAAGCCATGGCGTCCGTTCTTCGGTCGCCTGGCGGACAGTTGTTCATGGAGATGCTGCTGGATATGGCCAAGCAAAAGGACCGCGAAGCGCGCAAGCTGGACGGTTCGATGTTGTACCGCGCGCAAGGGGCGGCGGATGCCTACGAGCAGCTTGCGAAGGACATGCATGCTGCGCTGACACGCCGGTCGCCCGCGCCTACAACTGCGTACACACCCGCCGAGCGACTGGTCGCCTGAGACCGGATTGACCCAATAGGCACACCATGACCACTGCAACCGAAGCGAGATTGCCCAAGCAAGTGCAAGCCGCTGCCGCGCGTGCGCGGCAGATTCTTGAAGAAAAGAAAGCCCAGCGCGAGAAGATCACGCCGCCGAACGGCGTCGAACTGATCGAGCACACCGAGGTCCCCATCCCGTCGCTCAACAGGGAGCCCGCAGCGGGCGCACAGCCTGCGCAGCCGCCCCCGGCCGCAGCCGACGATGGGAGAGACCTTGCCTATTGGAAGCATCGCGCGAAAACCCTGGACGGCGCCTTGAAGAGCGCAAAGGACAAACACGCGGCGATCGTTTCCGATCTGCAGACCCAAATCATCGCTCTGAAAGAGCAGTTGCGCGAGAGCCAAGAAAAACTCGCCGCTGCTGCGCCCATCAAGGTCGAGGACTACTTTAGCCCAGAAGAAGTCGAGGCCATGGGCGAGGGCGAGGCGCGCATCATTGCGTCGAAGCTGGCCGCAACCACACGGGATGCCGTCAAGGCTGCCCGCGCCGAACTCCAGGTTGCCGCTACGCCTCCGCCTGCTGCGCCGGCCGCGGCGGCAGTACCGATCTACGCGGCCACCGAGGACACGGCTGAACCGACGCCGGAGGACGAGTTCTGGAACGAACTCGATGTCCTTATGCCGAACTGGGAGCAGATCAACAAGGACAAACGCTGGCTCGCTTTCTGCGGGACGACTTATCGCGACACCGGGATGACGGTTCAAGAGTTGCTCGACGCCGCGCAGGCGAGGTTGAATGCGCGCGCCGCAGCCAATCTGTTCCGTGCATTCGAAGCCTCGCTGAATGTCATTCCGACGCCGCCGCCGCCGACCGCGCCTGCTGCGCGCAACGCTGGCGGACGCGAAAACGGCGGCGCTCTACCCCCGGCTGCGGCTGACGGCAGGCCAAGCCAGGCGGAGATCGCCGAGCACTTCAAGAACCGGAGCTTGTACTTCAACAAGCCTGCACATCCGAAGCACATCACGGAAGAGCAGGACAAGGCATTTCTCGCGCGGTTGAAATCCGCGTGATGAACGCGGCCAGCCACCCAACGAAAGGACACTGAAATGGCAGGCCCCCCGCTAGCAACTGGCATGTCCGACTACGGGCATGACAGCGTTACCCGTTATCAGCCCGAGGTTTGGTCCGGGCTCATGGTTTTGTAGAGATACTCGACCATGGAAAACCGACTCTGAATAACTGGAAAGCGAAAGCCAACCAGATCGAATCGCAAGGACACAGGAGCAAGCCTAATTGGCAAATCTGAGTCCGAAATACGTGGCCGGCTTTCTTGACGCCGATGGCTGTGTTGGTTTGAGTCCTCTTTCGGACAAGAGACCGAGGCTGTACACAACCTTCAGTCAACGAGCCGATCGCGATGAAGTGCTGCATATGATCCACGAGCAATTTGGTGGCGTGTTCGTCAATCGCGTTGTCGGTGATGGTAAGTACACCGACCTCACGCTCTCGGCGAGCGCTACGCTGATGATGCTGAACAGGGTCGCGCAACACTTGGTAATCAAGCGGGCATACGTGCATCGCTTGCTGGAACTGAGAGAGATGACCACGCAGCCGGACGAGCTGAGGAAGCAGATCAAAGAGGCGCGCACATTGCGAAGCCTTCCGATCCCCAACTTTCCAAGTCGGAAATGGCTGGCGGGTTACTTTGATGGAGATGGATGTTTGTCCGTGCAACAGGTCGCTGATCTCGGACAAGCAACCATCGTGGCGTACGTTGCATGTGCGGCGTACGACACAGAAGGGATCGACACGATCTGCAAGAACTTTGGGGGCCGGATCTATGATATGTGCGCCGGCCGATGCAGACAGTGGAAATTGATCCTCAATCCATCGAAGGCCAAGCAGTTCCTCGGGTACTTCGCCAAGTACTCGATTATCAAGAAAGCGCAAGCAGACTTCGTGCTGGGCTGCGCGCAGATGGGACACTTCCGAGACGGAAGAAGCATCAAGGCGGCATTGAAGCAGCTCAAGGCGAGCGAGCACAGACTGAGTGAGTCGGGCAATGTTGTGAAGCAACTACTGCTGTTGGTGCAGGATAAGGAAAGGAAGTGGACGAAAGATGGCAAAGATGCGGTCTGCGTTTCGTGCGGATCGAATCGGTTTCGCCACGTCGGTCACGGCCTCTGCAACTCCTGCTATCAGAAGCGCGGTAGAGGCACATTGCAAGCGACAGTCGGAGCGTAACTTGTTAAATATCAGCAAGTTGCACTGGGAAAAGTTCTACAAGGCTACGGTTTTTGGCTCGATTGCCAACACCGAATACGAGGGCGAGATCACCGCCTTCGGACAAGCCGTTGTCATTCGCACGGTGCCGGACGTGGTGGTCGCCGATTACACGGTCGGCGGCGGTCTCGGTACTGCGCAGCGGCCCGCGTCGGCTGCCGTGTCGCTGGCGATCAACGAGGCGAAGTACTTCAACGTCGGCCTCAATCTGGTCCAGCAGCGGCAGGCTGACATCGACCTGTCGAGCGTCTTCAACGACGAGGGGCTGATCCAGCTCCAAATCGCTGCGGACACCGACATGCTGCAGACGATCCAGTCGCAGGTATCGTCCGACAACACCGGCGCTACGGCCGGCGTGGACAGCAACGACATCAACATCGGGTCGGTGGCGGTTCCGCTGGACTTGGTGGCTGACGGCGCGACTGGAGCGCAGAAGAACGTGCTCGACTTCTTCGTCGACTGCGGTACCGTTCTGGACGAGCAAAACGTGAGCCCGTACGGACGGTGGATGGTCATTCCGCCGTGGTTGAAGGGGCTGGTCATGAAGTCGCCCCTGCG